CCAGTCGGTCGTCCTTCAATCGTTGGTGAAAATGGGCCCGAACTGTTTGTGCCTGGACGTGCAGGGACAATCATCCCCAATGATCAGTTAGGCGGTGGCGGTGGCACCAGCGTGGTTGTCAACGTTGACGCCAGCGGCACCAGCGTGGAAGGCAATGAGGGCCAATCACGACAGCTTGGCGCTTTGATTGGCGCAGCTGTTCAGACCGAGATAATTAAGCAGCAACGACCTGGAGGACTTCTGAGCCGATGACCGCAAGCTGGGATTCATCCGTCAACCTGCAGCCGACTTACGGCACGACGAAGGGCAGCCAGCCGCTGGTGCGTCGGGCGCGGTTCGGCAGCGGCTACGAACAGGTGGGCAGCCTGGGCATCAACCAGAACCCGAAGTCGTTCAACCTGACCTACAGCCTTTCAGAGGCTGAATCGGACACCGTTGAGGCGTTCCTAGATGCTCGTGGCGGCACTGAAAAATTCACGTTTACGCCCCCAGGAGAGACCAGCAGCATCAAGGTGCGCTGCCCTGCATGGAGCAAAAACATGATCACAAAAGGCCGCGTTGAACTGACCACCACGTTTGTTCAGGTGTTTGAAGCATGAGCACGCCGCAGTCGATCCAAGAGCAGCTGCAGTCACTTGAGCCGTCAGCGATTATCGAGCTGTTTCAGCTGGAGCTAACGCAGGCTGTGAACGGCGTGGATCAGGTTTATTACTACCACGCAGGCACCAACGAACTGACCGCCGATGTTGTGTTCAACGGTCTGACTTATTCGGCCACAGCTATTGAGGTTGATGGCTTCGAGGCTTCAACGAAAGGCGTGCTGCCTCGCCCGACAATGCGGATTGCCAACACCGGCAACGCAATTTCAGCTCTGCTGCTGCTTTACAACCCGCTGCAGGCAAAGGTCACGCGGATTCAGACCTGCAAAAAGTTTCTGGATGCCGTGAACTTTACGAGCGGTACGAACGCGACCGCAGACCCTACCGCCAAGTTTGAGGATCAGATTTTCTATATCGACAGGGTGGCCAACGAAAACCCGCTGCTGGTTGAGTTCGAGCTGGCCAGCAAACTTGACCTGATCAACGTTGCGCTGCCGCGTCGTCAGGTATTGGAGCATTGCCCGTGGGTGTATCGCGAGGAAAGCACCTGCGGCTACAAGGGCACCAAATACTTCGACATCAACAACAACCCGACAACTGAAGCTAACGATGTCTGCGGCAAGCGTTACAGCAGCTGCACACTGCGCTTCCCTGAAGGTGATTTGCCGTTCGGAGGTTTCCCAGGTGCACGACTTCAGATGTGACGCTGAGCTGCACGCTGCACGGTCTTACCCACGCGAGGCGTGTGGTCTTGTCGTCAACGGGCAGTATTGGCCATGCCGTAACGCAGCAGATGCGCCTGAGAACACGTTTGTGCTGGAGCCTCGTGACTATGCCATCGCGGCGATGATGGGCAAAGTTGAGGCCGTGGTTCACTCGCACCCGCAAGGTGGGCCGCCGAGCGAGTCTGACCAGACTGTATGCAGCCAGGGCTCTGTGCCTTGGCATATTTTGCGGATGCCCCAGAACGAATGGTTGACTATCAATCCCTGATCGGCCGTCAGTGGGAATACGGGAAGACCGATTGCTTCACACTGGTGCGCGATTGGTTCAAGCTCCAGGGCGTCGAGCTGCCGGATTACGAGCGGCCAGAAAGCACACAGACCTGCGAAAGCATTTTCCTGGCAGAAGCTGAGCGCATTGGCTTTCAACAGGTGACGATGCAAACCCGGCAACCGGGCGATGTGCTGATTATGAGAATCGCAACACGCACGCCGATGCACGCTGCTGTTCTGTTGCCCGACGAGCGGATATTGCACCAGCAACGTGATTCGCTAAGTGCGGTGATTCCGCTGAGCAGATACTATTTGGCAAGGGTCGCGGCGGTCTTCAGATATGCAGCAAGTCGTCCGACTGCTGGGTGATTTAGGCGAGCGGTACGGCGCTGAACACGTCTACCAAAACCTTCGCACGCCTGCTGATGCCATCAAGCTGCTGTGCATCAACTATCCGGCGTTTAAGACTGAGCTGATTGCAGCGCACGAAAGCGGCATCGGTTATCGCGTTCTACAGGCTGGCGTTGACCTGAACCTTGATGATCTGCACCTGCCGATCGGCCAAAACGATCTAATCGTTGCGCCTGTGCTGGTCGGCCAAGACGGTGCTGGTCAGATTCTTGCCGGTATTGGCCTAATCGCTGCGTCGTTCTTCTTCCCTGGTGCTGGCCTGTTTGGCACTACTGGTTTGTTCGGTGCTGGCGCAGCGGGCATCGCTGGCGTTTCGTCTGTTGCTGTCTTGAACGCCACTGCGATCGGCACGGCGCTGTCAGTTGTTGGCGCGAGCATGGTGCTCGGTGGCGTCACTCAGATGCTGTCGCCACAGCCTGATCTTGGTGGTGTTGGCGGCGTAAGCACTAGGGGCGAGTTTCAGGCAACGCGGCCAGAGTCAGTTAATCGCGGCGCTGATGGGCAGCAGTCTTACGCCTATCTCGGGGCACAAAACACCGTCGGCGTTGGGGCGACCATTCCGGTGGCTTATGGCAAGGTGCTGATCGGCTCGCACGTCATTTCGGCGGATGTTGACGTTGCTGATGAATCTGACCCGATCAAAAAATTTACTAGAGCACCTGGGGCGGATACAGTCACAGTCAACGGGGACAAGCTTGAATTTGGCACGCGGAGAAACAACAGCGCACGATGGAACTCAGTTCATTTTTTAAACGACCGATCCAACTTTATTAACGACAGATTTAACAATAACGGCGTCAACCCTTCTGGAGGCAGCTGCGGGGTTTTGCGAAAAGACGGTAAAATTACAGCAGCAAACAATTTCCGCCTAGAGTTTACTGAAGGACCAACAAAAGCACCCGGTGAGTATTTTGTATTTCTTGAAGTAAGCAGGTTGTTTAAGCTTGTAAGCGGACCAGGCTCGACATTTACTGATGGGTTCATCAGCTACATGATCGAGTCTAGACGCCAAGGCACAGACAACATTCACGCCAGAGAATCGTTCACCATCCAAGGTTTAATCCTTGGGCAATATCGCTGGTATCACAAATTTGACCCAAACAAAGCACCACATATTGATTTTTACAACCTCGACGTAACCATCCTTGACGCGTCAGTCGACCCGTCTGTGAGTTTCGTTATTCGTCACGGTTTCCGTCCTAGCATTTCTTAGTCATGGCGCTTAATTCAACCTCTATCGTCCGACTGATTGACCTGCTGTGCGAAGGCCCAATCGAAGGTTTTGATGACCTCAATCAGCAGATATTTTTAGACGAGACCCCACTGTTTACTGGCAACGACGCAAATTTTCCAACTGAAGATGTAGATGTTGATTTTCGCCTCGGCGGACGCAGACAAACACGACTGCTGCAAGCAAGAAACGCAACGACCACAATCACAGGGGTTGCGGTGCAGGTTGGCGAAAACTATTCAGAGACAGTCAACGACAGCGATGAGGTAACAGCTCGCGATTACGGCTCTGGGACGGTTATTAGGCAGATCGCCGACTCAGAAGTTGATTCGGTGCAGCTGTTGTTCACGATCCCGCGCTTGCTTTCAACTGCTGTTGAAGGTTTGGCAAAAGGCCAGCCGTTCAACGGCAGCCTGCAGATCCGCGTGTCAGTGCAGGCCCAGGGCTCTGCCTACAACGTTGTTTTTGACAAGACGGTAACGGGCATCGCGCTGACCGACTACCAGATCAAAACGCCTGTTATTGAGCTGCCGCGTGATGCCAAAGGTAGGGGCTATCCGTGGAACATCAAGGTTGAAAAGGTGAACCTTGGTGAAGACCATTTTGAGGTTAAGTTTGTGGACTTCGAGGAGGTGCCCAAAACCTCGCCGCTTGCAAACGGTCGAGCCAACCAGCTGATCTGGTCGTCGATTATTGAGCGCCAAGAGATCCGCAGCGCCTATCCGTACACCGCTTGCGTTGGCCTGGAGCTGAACACTCGACAGTTCAGCAACCTGCCGAGTCGTGCCTACCTAGTCAAAGGACGACTGGTGCAGATCCCGCACAATGCTGCGGTCCGCGATGACGGCAGTCTTGACCTGACGCAGGAAGTCGCGTTCGATGGCAGCACCCGAACGTCATGGACGACCTGCCCTGTTTGCATCTTTGCCGACATGGTGCTTAACGACCGCTATGGCTGCGGTGATTTCGTCAGCACGTCCAACATCAGCTACACGGATCTCTACCCGCTGATTCAGTACGCGAACCAGCTGGTCACGAATCAAGACGGCACGACAGAGCCGCGCTTCGCCTGCAACGTTGTTATCGGTGATCGCGCAGCGGCTTACAACGTGCTGCAGGACCTTGCCTCGGTGTTCCGTGGGATGTCCTACTGGAGCAGCAACACCGTCCAGCTGGCTGCTGATCACGGCAATCTCGACGGCTCTGCCGTTGATCCGGTACACCTTTACACGAACAGCAACGTCATTGAGGGCGTTTTCAACTACACGGGCTCATCGCTCAAAACGCGCAGCACCAGCATCCGCGTTCGATACAACGATCCCGACAACTTCTATAAGCCGAACTTTGTTGTTGTCGAAGACGCCGCGCTGATCACTAAGTACGGCTACCAGGTCCGCGAGGTCGTCGCCTTTGGCTGCACGTCACGCAATCAGGCGTACCGCCTGGGCCGTTGGATGATGGCATCAGAGGAGCTAGACGGCGAAACCGTCACGTTCTCGACTGGCCTGCAAGGCGCGATCGTTCTGCCTGGTCAGGTGTTTGCTGTTGCCGATGAGATGCGGCAAGGCGCACGCATCGCTGGCCGGTGCAGCGCAGCGACGACAACGACGGTCACGGCTGACATCACAGTGACGTTGCCCGGTGGCGCAGGTCACACGCTCACCGCAACGCTGCCCGACGGCACGATTGAAACTAAGACGATTAGCTCTGTTGTTGGCGCTGTAATCACGGTGTCGTCTGCATTCAGCGCAGCACCGCTGGCTCAGTCGATTTGGTCGATCCAGTCGTCAACTGTTGCCCATCAGAAGTTCCGTTGCATTTCGGTGGCTGATGGCGGTGATGGCACGTTTGCGATCGTCGGCGTCCAGCACAACGACAGCATCTATGCAACGGCCGACAACGCCGATGCGTTGGAGTACCAATCGGTAACGACGTTCGACAAGATCCCGACAGCCCCAAGCGGTCTGACTTTCGAGACCAAAGAGGTCCGGCGAAACAACAACGTCGTCAATGACGTTTTCTTGGGCTTTAAGCGTGACGATGACGGCAACATCAGCGGCTACGAGATCCGCTTCAAGGTCGGCGACGGCAACTTCGAGACCGTCAGGCAGACGACCAATGAATTAAAGGTTGAGGGCGTTAAACCTGGTTCGACTGTCACGTTCCAGATTCGATCAATCGGCCGCGACGGCACGTTCAAAAATTCGGCTTGGACATCTGGGTCATTTGTTGTCCCTAAAGAAGACCAAACAACCGAGGGCGGCACAACGGTTACCGAGCTGCCGCCTGATCCGCAGGACGTGCAGTTGGAGCCGCATCGCTCCAATCAGGTGATGATCACTTGGTCTGTGCCGAAAGAGGGCCTGGGCGCAACCAGCGACAGGTTGAACGCTGAGATCCGCCATAGCTCAAAGACTGACGGCTCTGGCACTTGGCCGAACAGCTCACTGCTGACTGTCGTCAAGGCCAACACGTTTTACGCAATTTTGCCGGAACTGTCGGGTGAATACCTTGTCCGGTTCATCGACGATCAGAACAAGAAAAGCTCAGCCGTTCGTTCGGTCGTTCACACGCTGACGGATTCAGTGCCGCGTTTGCTGATCCTTGAGGATCGCGAGGACAGCGACACGCCAGAGTTTCAAGGGCAGAAAAACGACACGTTTTACTCGGAGGAATACGGCGCACTGGTCATTGATGGCGACGAAACCATCGACGACATTCTCGACATCGACGCGCTGAGCAGCTTTGACTTCCTCGGCACGCGCAAGAGCAGCGGCGAGTATTTCTTCGCGAACACGCTGGATCTAGGCGCACAGTTCGACATTGAGTTCAGCCGTCATCTGGTGATGCGCGGCACCTATCCGGCTGATGACATCGATGAGCGCACGGCATTGATCGACACTTGGACTGACTTCGACGGTTTAGAGGCTGACGACGTAAACGCTGAGGTCTACCTGCGAGCTTGTGCAACTGGCGAGCAAACAGAGATCGAGCTAACGGAGGACGGCGACAAACTGCTGCTCGAAGACGCCAACGATCAACAGCTAGAGAGCAACTTGGTATTCGGTGAGTGGGTCCCGCTGCGAAACGGGCACTTCCAAGGCCGCTTGTTCCAGTTCAAGTGCGAGCTGAGCAGCGATCACATCGACCAAACGCCGCTACTGGATGAGCTGGGCTTTACGGCGAAAATGCCGCTGCGGACAGAAACCAGCTCTGTGATCGCATCTGGCACGGACTCAGGCGGCAAGGCGGTGACGTTTACCAATGCGTTTTTTCAAGATGGCGCCTTCTACAACACACCGCCGAGCATTGGCATTACGGCTTTCAACCTTGCGTCAGGCGATTACTATGAAGTGACTTCGATCTCTAGGACTGGATTTACTGTTGTGTTCAAGAGGGGCAGTGATAATGCCGTTGTTGATCGCAACTTCCAGTACCAAGCGGTCGGATACGGCTCTGAGCGTTCCTAAAAATGGCAACTCACGACTACATCATCAGCAATGCGTCTGGTGCCTCTGTACGTGCTGACCTGAACAACGCTCTCGCTGCGATCGTCAGCAATAACAGCAACGCAACTTCTCCAGCCACCACCTACGCATTCCAGTTCTGGGCGGACACTACAACCGGCCAACTGAAGATCCGCAACGCCGCAAACTCGGCGTGGATCACGCTGATGGAGCTAGACGGCACGATGCTGATGGAGGACGGCACGGTGTCGGCTCCTGGCCTTGCCTTTGCTTCTGACACAAATACTGGTTTCTTCAGGAGCGCAGCAGACAAGATTAACTTTGCTACTGGCGGTGCAGAGCGCCTTGAGATTGGCAGCTCTGAGGTTGTATTTAACGACCCCAGCAATGATGTTGACTTCCGCGTGGAGTCAAACGGCAAGACTCACATGCTGTTTGTCGATGCAGGAAATGATGCGGTAGTTATTGGGGGCAACAGCGCATTAACTTCTGACACACAGCTTACACTCACATCAACCACAACTTCTGGTGGATTGGGCATACTTAGCCCAAACAACGGCAGGGGTGATATTTTCTTTGGTGATGCTGCTGACGATAATATCGGCCAGATTAAATATAGCCACTCAAATGACAGCCTTACCTTTAGGACGAACGCCTCCGACGCTGTAGTTATTGATTCAAGTGGCAGGCTCCTCGTGGGGACGTCTAGTAGCGTTGGTGATGATAACAACCTGCAAATCGTTGGATCAACAGCGGATGCGTCAGCAGCCACGTTCTGGCGCTCTAGCTCCGATTTCGGCAATCCTTCGATTAACTTTGTCAAAACTAGAGGCTCTGTAGCGTCTCCTTCTATTGTTTCTTCTGGCGACACTTTAGGGCACATCCGATTTAGTGGTCACGATGGTGTTGACCACGACAACAGAGCCGCAGAAATTAAAGCACAAGTAGACGGCACTCCTGGCTCAAACGACATGCCAGGAAGGCTAATTCTGGCGACCACAGCGGATGGTGCAAGCAGCCCGACGGAGAGACTCAGAATAGATTCAAGTGGCAATATCGGAATGACCACCGCTGGATTCTTTGGATTCAATGGTGTTGGCGATGAAACACATTCGATTCAATACGATTCAGGTATTGATGGTGTCGAAATTCGTGGTCAAAATGGCATTAAGTTTGCAACTGGATCTGGCTCTGGCACCGAGCGGATGCGTATCGACAGCTCAGGCAATGTTGGCATTGGAACGACTTCACCGTCAAGACTGCTTACAATTCAAAGCACAGGTAATGCAAATTTCTGCATTAAATCGGCAAATACTGGCGTAAGTCAGTGCATGTTTGGCGATACAGATTCTGATGTTTCAGGAAACATTGCATATCGACATTCTGATAATGCAATGGCCTTTGAGGTCAACGGCAGCGAGCGAATGAGGATCGACAGCTCGGGCAACGTCGGAATCAACGTATCGTCAATTAGCAGTTCACGCAAAGTAGAAATTCAACAACCTGCGTCATATTCTGCAGCGTTAAGGATTAAAGCTGAGTCATCAGGAAATAATGGAGATATTGAATGGTTCTCTGGACTATCTCAATACGGCATTGGAGTTACCCATGGGACTGACGCATTGAAGTTTAGAAGAGACTCTTCTGAAGTGATGCGTATCGACAGCTCGGGGCGGTTCTTCGTTGGGAAATCCGCAACTGGCAACGATGTAAGAGGTCTTGTTTTTCAAGATCCAACATCTACTGCTGCATATTTGAGTGTCTGCAATGACACCAATTCTAGCGGAGCAAGAGTAATTCTTGTTAACAGGCAAAGTAGTGACGGTACTCTTATTGATTTTAGGCAGGCAAATACTTCAGAAGGTGCAATATCCGTTAGCGGTTCAACTGTCTCACTTATTGGTGGTCACCTCTCGCGTTGGTCGCAGACACTCACGCTTGCAGAACATACTGATCTGCTGAGAGGCACTGTTTTGACAAACTTGGATGAAATGTGCGAATGGCGTACAAGTGACGGAGAACTTGAAGACAACGAACAGCTAAACAAAATGGCTGTGTCGTCTGTCGAAGGTGATCCAAATGTCGCTGGGGTATTAGTGACTATTGATGACGACAACGATTTAGACGTTGCGATGACGGGTGACTTCATCATTCGCATTGCACAGGGCACAACCGTTGCACGCGGTGATCTGTTGATGTCTGCTGGTGATGGCACTGCAAAACCGCAGGATGATGACATCGTGCGTTCCAAGACCATTGCAAAGGTGACTAGCACCACGGTTTCTACTACTTACTCAGACGGCAGCTATTGCGTACCTTGTGTGCTGATGGCTTGCTGATCGGCCTAAACTTCCTCTGACTTCACTTCATCATGGCTAACACCTACGTTTGGAAAATCGCTGATCTCAATCGTGACCTCAGCGACGGTTTTGCTCATACGGCCCATTACACCGTGACTGCAATCAGCGATCAGGTTGACGCTGACGGCAACGCCTACAACTCAGGTGCTTACGGCAGCATCGGCCTTGATCGTCCTAATACCTTGGCCGACTTCGAGGATTTGACCGAGGATCAAATCGTGGCTGCTGTGCAGGCCAAGCTCGGTGGCGATGAAAAAGTCACTGAAATTCAGGATGCACTGGCTGCACGCATCGTTGAGCAAATCACGCCGACCCAGGCGTCTGGCAAACCTTCTGGCTGGTAAGTCCCTTGGCTGATCGCAAAATCTCAGCTCTGACCGAGCTAACTGCTCCTGCGTCTGGGGATCTGTTCCCGGTCGTTGACATCTCAGAGGCTGACAACGCCGATAAGAACAAAAAGATCACCTACGGAACGATGTTCCGCGCCTTGCCTGATGGCACGGTTGGTGCTCCTTCAATCGGCTTTGCCAGCGATAACGCCACGTCTGGCATCTACCGGACGGCGGCGAACGAGATTGCGATCAGCAACAACTCAACGTTCAACGCCAAGTTCACGACATCTGGTTTTCAAGTCGGTGATGGTACGGCAGCGGCCCAGCTGCACATCTTTGGCAGTGACACGACCGATCAGGTCATCATCGAGAACACCGATGCTGGCTTAGATACTGCGCCGGATCTGGTGCTGTATCGCAACAGCGCATCACCTGCCGCTAGCGACAACCTCGGCAATCTTGAGTTTCGTGGTGAGAACTCCGGCGGCACCACGCACGCCTACGCCCAAGTCAGCGCGCAGATTCAGACCGTTACCGACGGCGCTGAGGATGGTGTTCTTGATCTAATGACGGCTTCAGGCGGCACGACTGCTAGCCGCTTGCGTCTGTATGGCTCGTTCATCGGCATCGGCGAAACCACGCCGACCAAGCCGCTGCACCTGACGACCAGCTCAACGGGCACGCAGATCCAGTCGGAATGTACGGCTGATGATGCAGGCTCTGGCGGCGACATCGTTCTGTTCCATCGCCGTGGAGCCTCTGGCGCTGGTCAGGATGCCGACGTTCTGAGCACCGTGTTCTTCCGGGGCAAGAATGACAACAGCACGCCTGAGGAGCTGAACTACTGCGCGATTGAGGGCAGCATCAGCGACGCTACTGATGAGTCAGAAGACGGCGCACTGAAGTTCAAGGTCGAGAAGGCTGGCACGCTTTCTACGCAGCTGGAGGTCAGCGGGGCCAACATCGGGTTCTTCGGCGCGACGGCTGCGGCTCAGTCCGCGCACGTTGCAGATATCACGACGACAGCAACTACCGGCACGCTGCCAACAGCTAACGGCACCGTCACGATTGCCGATGCGGCGTCTCCGACGAACGCTGAATTGCTTGAGTATTGCGTTGAGCTTGAGGCAAAGGTCGAAGCTCTCCTAGCCTTCGCGAGTGCTCATGGCCTGATGGCCTCTAGCTGATGCAACGACCTGACCCGATGATCGCCTCAAAGCCTGGCGCTGAGGACGTACAGGCAATGGCGGCAAGAACACTATGGCTTGAGGAGTTGTACTTCCTCGACGGCCGTGATCAGATCAGCCACCCACAACGTGGTTTGTTCACCGGCTTGGCAAATAAATACGCGTTGTTGGAGTCAACTGACGGCATCTGATGGCTAAATCCCTTAACGGTCAAACATTTGTTGTTGGCAGACCAAAACGGACCAGACAGGGAAATGGACAGCATTCAAAACCGTCCCATGGACGAAAGAAGTACCGTGGCCAGGGAAAACG